GTCTTGTTGCATTGGTGATTGCTTCACACTTCCTAACGGTGGTGACTAATCTAAAGAACGCTTTTTTGCCTACTGAGTCAGCTTCCAGGGTAGAAAACCATTACTTTGGGAATGTCACTTACATAACTCATACTGATTGCACACATAAAGAAGAACGCAACTCTTTAGTTTGTTCTTTATATGAAAGGTGATATTTATGTTAGTGAAAGATCTGATCAATGTGTCTACTTGGCAACAGTTGTGGAAGTATTCTAAGGATCTTGATTAACTCAAGAATTCCATAATCAGTCTAACATCTAAATCCTGCCGAGTTCGTTCAGTGTCGCAACCTTTTTCCGAGTTGCATTTCCAACAAAGGGGCTGAATATTTGTTGAGACATTTTTACCACCTATTGACTGGGGCACTATATGGTCTGGAGTTAAAAAGCTTTCTGACATGCTAGGCAGCAAACCCTGCAACTCTCCGCTAACCCCACAGTAGGCACATCTGTAGTTGTAAATTCTCTTAACTTTCTCGAATGCTATTGCCACAACACTCCTAAATAATTTTTATTAAGAACTAATGGGGAGAGGCAAGGATTTGACGAGAGTCTTTTTAGGTAGGACTTCCACCTACTCAGGTCTTTAACTCGTATAGTCACCTTGCATAAGTCGTCAGTCATCCGACTATCTTTATCATGGACGCTGCGCAGAAACTCGTGGACTCTTACCATCTAAGCGTCTACCTATTCCGCCACTCTCACCCCATTAATCCTCAAAGACCTACTGTTATACCATCACCTTGAATCACCTTAATTTTGATATTTGGTACAAGATATTGAGAAGGGGCTGTAGTAATTTGCCAACCTTCGCATTCCTCATAATCACAGTCACAGGGTGCTACATCACTATCTACTAGAACAGCACGATATCCATGTTTAAGTGCATTCTGTTGAGCTTTTTTAACAAATTGTTGTTTAGTAATTTTCATGTTAGTCCTTTAAGTAGTCTGCATCACTAATTCTAGTATACCCGTTTACTTCAGGTTTAATTAATTGTGTTCGTTGTTTAGAGTTTTTGATGCGCTCTTTGAGCTTGGCTTTGTAGTCTTGCCAGGTTTCACTCGAACATTTATCAGTTGGTAATAATCTTTTGGTAATGGATACCCCAGGCTTTCCTCCCCGTCCTTGAATAGGATTATCGTTTCGTTGGTCTTTGGAAACACTTTGTATCGCATAAGCACAGTCACACATTCAGACATTGTACTACTCCTTATTCGGGTTTTGTTCTGAAAGTATCTTAAGTGACTGAGCAATGCTCTCTAACGCTTCAACTTTCCGAACTTCTAAGCTTTTTGGAAAGGGGTCAAAACCTGTGCCACCTGTGCCAGCACCACCTTTTCCTGCAGATCCAGCAGCACTTCCCCCACCATTACAATAGCCGCAATTCTGTGAGTTGTGACAATAGTGATCGCTATTCATTGTTGCCTTTCTCTTCTGTGAGGATAGCTAGCTCATCCCTTTGAACATCTTTAACCATGTTAACAACATCAGCACCATCTCGTGTTTCTGGCCAATTACTACCAATCACCTGCTTCTCAACCTCTTTTGCAAAGTCTTTAAGGGTTTGGAGAAGAAAGGCTTCTACTTCTTCTGGCGTGTTTTCAACATGTCCCCAGTCATGGATGGATAACTGTTTTCTAAACCTTTTTAGTGTTTTTTGAGTAAATGTCACTTAGTCCTTTGGTTGAGTAAGAGACATCATAATGTCAAAACAGTGGCGTATTCCTTCTAACTTGCCCTTGAAATACTCAAATGGAATAGTTCCCACTCTTTCATCATCCTGCATGGTTTTGCAAATGTTGTAGGCTTCATGAGCTTGTGACTCAAATTGTTTCCAAAGGTCTCTACAAGCCTCCTCCACTAGTCGTTGAGATTCAGCATCCTTTTCATCAAGAGCTTTCTTTATCTTGTACTCAATTTCAGTTTCTACTAAATCAAACTCCATAGTATTGGTGTGTAAATTAATGTTTTGTACGTGACTAGCAATAACTCTAGCTTTTTTTTCGTTTGGCAATTCGGTAGGGTTAGTCATTAGCAATGCTCCTTACATACTGGACATAGTCTATTGTCATCTAGTGGGGAGTTACAGCAGGGAGAAACATTTTCTTGAGCTTTTGTTTCCCATAAATTATTAGTGTCAGGCTTAGAGTTTAGTTTCTCTAGGTATTTTTGAGCTTCCTCATTATTTATAAACTGCAAATATCCCCCATCTTTTGAATTGGCTATGAGGTTTCCTAGCAGCTTTAGTAACTCAACCTCACTAATGAACCAGTCTCTGCCTTTTTTGAATGCTTTAAGAGTTTTACGAGCTATCCTTTGGCGTAAGTTGTCTGCTTTGATACCTGTTAGTTGTTCAACTTCTTTAAGAGATTTCATAGTGGTTTTGTCATATACTGTTATTGCCCCCGCCAGTCTCTCAACAAGCGGGGGTATTTTATACTTATAAACTTAAATACATTCCGGTGTTTTGTTCTATTACTTGATGTAATTCCTCAACATGCACGTCTTCAATATGTGCAATTTCTTTGATTTCAATACCTCTGATATTAAAAAAGGTGACGTTATAGAGATCAGCCATGTTTAAAGAGACTCTAATTTTACTAACTCTTTTGTCATTCTTACCTACTGAGATTATTAATTCTCGATAACCCGCTACTAACTGTTTTGCTCCTAACATTTTTAAGCCACGTGCTCCAATTTGGTGAGCTATCTCTAGTGCTATTTGATTTGTTGATTCTTGCATTGGGTCTCTCCTCCACTGCTTTATTACTAAGCATTAGTATAATACGTTATCGTATTGTTTGCAATAGGCATTTTACTCAAGTATAAAGCTTTCTATCTAGCCAGCGGAGAACGTTAGACCTATTATAAACCCAGAGGTAAAGGAACATGAGAAAGTATTTCATGACTCTATTCTCTGCTACTTTCCTTACAATAAGTGTGATCTTTAACTTTTGGTTTCTGGGTTATTTTCTCCCTATACTTAAATCTTCTAATTTGCCTAAGACCTCCTTAACTTGCGCCGAAATGTCTTCTTGTTTACCTTCGATCTCCAGCTCCTCTGTTCTGTTTTTCAAATACACGGTTACAAGCCAATGATCTATAAACTCATATTCGACAGGCTCAGAAATGCCAATAATTTCGCTTAATAAAAATGTGTGATTGCCAATTGAGATCGTTGCCATATATCTCCTTTACGTACTATGGTTGGTAGTTAGATTCTTTCCAAATAACAAATCAAGTAATAATCTTCCCCTTCAATAATTCTTTGATCAAAACCTGGTCCTATCCTCCATGTTCCAGTAATTTTTATTCCTCTTTTCTTTTTAAATTCCTGAAGCTCTCTTTTTGTTTTAAAAGATTTTGCTCCAGCAATTGTCATAGTTCCTTTAGGTGGTAGTGGAGTGGTTAGGCTTGATAGTCATTTCTTCACTGCAATAACTACATCGTCTTTTGTTCTCAAATAATTCTTTTGGATAACCATGGATAGGCTGCCAATCATGAGGTTTTTCACCGTTTAAACATGGTGTTTCAAAAGCCCACAAGTTAATTGAAAAACTGGCATTGTACATAAAATATTTGTCACACTCTTGACACTGGGTTTCATAGTTCACGTCTTGCTCCCAACCTTCATGGTTTTCTTTTTGCGTGTGTCCACAATAAGGACAGTCAACTTCTTCCATATAATTCCTTTCACTCTTCTACGGGTAGAGAGTCATCATTAGTTAGTAAATTAAGAACATCATCACGATTTATTTGAGTATTAAATCCGTACTCATCACGGTCTATCACTGGTATTTCAAGTACTTCTCCATATAGTTCTTTTTCACGCTCTTCCACTGCCTTGGTGATTTCAGCTTTGATGAAGTTTTCAATATCATAGGCACAACCTACTTCATGAACATTAATCATTGCTCCAGAAGATTGGTATATCACTCCTAGGGACTTAATATAAGCTGACCCAAACTTCTCCCTAAACCGTTCTTCCCAACTCTCTGTGGATGTGTTTACATTAGAGGTTACATTCTCCTTGGTGGGGTTTACATTCTTTGTCATATATTTCTCTCAAAATTAACTTCTTAATTTCCCTTTTGTGTACAAATAGGACAACACTACGTAAATCTCCTCAAGTCTTTCCTCATGTTTTTCTGGCTCGAGAATCAGTCTTGTGATTTCCTGTGCGGTTACCATACCTGGTAAGTACGGTTCCTGGTTTTCATCTTTTGGCAGCTTAACTTTTTGCCACAAAGTAACTATTTCGTTTTCAATATTCATAAACTCCTCCTAGCCCCCTTTTTTTGGTGTCAAAATATATGTTATTTAAGCGGTCTTAGACGGCTAAATTGTGCTTCTGTTTCATCTCGATCATTTTCTACAAGTTCATGGTGGCCAATACAAAGCAAGAGTGTGTCGTTGACGCTGTCTAGCTCTCCAGGCTCTAAGTTTCTCCTTTTGTTTCGGTGAGCAAAGGTTAAATAGTAGGTACTGTTACATCGAGAGCCATCAGCGTTTATGTACTCGCAACTCTCTATTTTGAGACTTCGATATAAAGCTTTAAGTGCCAGCCTTGCTTTATTCCACTCTTCAACCCTACCCACTGACTGGCCATTTATCTTCTTCTTTTTGGGGTTTACGACTTTACCTAGCTGATGTGATTTTGAGTATTCATTCATTTTGTAATTCCTGAATTTTGGTGATAATTGATGCTTTATCAATCAAAATCTTGGTGTTTTTAATCGAAATGTAGGCGTCTGGCTCATCTAAAATGATGTTTTCAACCCGTTTTAAGGTCTTTGAAATTGCTTGCTGTAGCTCGTTTTCCAACTCCTGAAGGGTAAGGTAGTGACTACTAATGTAGGTTCCATTTTCATCAAAATAGACCTTTCTCACTCCATGTCCATTTTTTGGTTCAATTAATTTGTACCTGTTGGCCATTATGAGTTTCCCTTTAAAGCTATTAGTTTTCTAATTCTGTCCCAGTTTGGTGACCTTCCGGATATTGACGCCTTCTTATTCCAGATGCGTAATATAGCGATGCTTACCTTGAAATCATGTGCTATATCCTTTTTTGACTCACCACTCCGTATCCTTTGTAGTGCTTCAATAATTAGATCGTCAGAGATGCTAAACCGTCTCACTAGTACCTTATTCCTTCCACACTATCTCTAGTGCTATTTCAAGAGGATTTTTAGGATCTCCTGGCAACTTGTCTCGTGTTTCTAGCTCTTCTTTACTGGGATCTGCTATATAACCATCTGAAAACTCAACTCCATACTGGTGGGGGGCATAGTAATTGTCATGCCAAACGGCGCTATCCCACTCACCTGTTACTGGATGTTTAGTCATTCTTGAATAGGTGCTCATTTTTTCCTTTCTTTTTTGTATATTGCTCCAAAACAAAAACCTTTGTAGTAATTTGATATAGTCTTTATATTGTTTATCTCTTTGCATCTGGGTTTTCTTCTATAAAGGTTGCTAACCAAAGCATGGCTTGCACTACGATCCTTTCTAACTCTGTAAGTTCTTCCTCCCTTTTGTCCTTTAACCTGTCATATTTCTGAGCTAACTCAGGGTGATCTTCTTTAGCTCGGGCAGAGAGCTCTTTCATAGCACTATCCTTTCAACACTACCTTGAGGTAGTACAAAATTGCTTTTCCAAAACCGCCATATGTTTGACGACCAAAGTAGAGAACGGGCAGAAGTAACGGAAAGAGTAATACTGCTGTTGCCCTTTCAACTAATGACAGTTTCATAAAATCCTTTCACCCAACTCTGTTAAACTGGAATTTGCTGTTGGGTAATAACTGGGTGATAAGTGGCTTTTTCTTGGGTTTTGAGTATTTCCTTTTGATACAGGACTGACATAATTTTGATCTGAATGTTAGGAAGATGTCTCCACAGTCGATACACATGGCCTCGTGCTTTGGCCTATGTGAGGCAGATCTTCTGAACATATAACCTTTCTCCTCATTAAGATAAGTAACCTTGTAAATTGTTCATAAATTCTGATTTTGGGTTTTCTCTCTCAATGCCTTTAAGAAGTGCTTTGTAATTCACAATAATTTCGGAGTGATAGAACTCATAAGGGTCTCGGAATGGTGGTTTGGGAATGGTGTCAGCGTCTTCTTGCATCATGACTCGAGCTCGTAAACCGTTTTGTTTTATCTGCTCTATGAGCTCTTTTTGCAGCTCGAGACTTGCTCTGCTCATTTTCTTAAGCAAATCTCTCTGCTCCATATACAACGCAAATGCTTTTCCGCTGCGTATTGATTGATAGTAGTGAGTCCAGGCTCTGGATCGTCTGTTTACTTCATCAATGCCTAAAGCTTCAAATTGCCACCACTCTCTAATTAACTTTCCCATTACTGGGTGCTGCTCCATTTTTGCTTTTGCTGCCATCAATGACTCATGCCTGTTTTCTTTTGCCTTACGTTGACTGAATTGCATGGTTCCTCTCTTGTGGCTTCTCTAAGTGCTTTGATCTAAAGTAATCAAAGTTATTAACGATCACCTCCATGTTCTTTGCTCCCTCTAGGGATTTTTCTTGGGCAACCCAGCCAAAATAGGCTTCTAGAATGCCTTTAGCTCGTTCTTCAAGAGACTTCTTTTTAAGATCAAGATTTCTTTTCTTGATGAGGGTGGTTATGGTTTGTACAAGATTCCAGGCTCTTTTCCTCGCGAACCGCTTATCGATTGGCTGAAAACCGTACGTTGATTCAAAAAGCTCTAAACTGAAATTAACTAACGGGTGACCATACTTGGGCTCCAATTTATCGTTAGATAAATTACTGTCTGTTTGTTTTGTATGTTCTGTATGTATGTTATGTATAGCATTGCCTTCGCTATGCGTTTGCAATGCGTTCGCAGCAGTATCAAGTTTCGATCGCATTGCGGTAGTAATGCGCTCTGCAGGTTTTACTTCTTGCTCTTGAGGTGAATCTTTCCAACGTCTTTCAGCAGACTTACGTGCTTTGTCCCTTTTTTCTTGTGTTATCTCAATTCTTTTTAATACACCATCACTCCAGAAACGAGTTTCGTCAGTCTCAAATGCTATTTCAACAATCCTTCTGATTTTCTTTTCGTCACATCGTAATGCGAAGGCATAGCTAGGACATTTGTCTAAAAGTAAGTACCCATCCTGTTCATACAGAAGCTCAACTAAACACCAGTAAATTCCTACCCCTTCCATGCCGAACTCCATAGTGATCTCTTGAAGCTTAGGATCATTTCTGGCGCCCAAATCATGATTGAAGTAAAAACTTGTCTTCATATTACAGTGACCTTTATTAACTACTCAAAGCTGGGGGCAATTCTTAGGCGTATGGTCAACCAATTGCCGGCGATTAAGAGAGTTCAGAAGGAAACTCGCCATACTTGCTACAGGAACCCAGCTTTCAATAATTAAAGTGCGACCGACATTTATGTCGGTGCCAGCAAGTGCTGAGTTAGAGAGAGGTATTCAGCTTCCATCAAGCAACTCTGTGATGGACAAAGGTTTTACCCCTCTCCGACTCAATACTCGCTGTTCTCTTTTTCTTGGCTTGATGCCTGGCTCAGTCTCACTTTTTAAAACCCAGCCAGATATCAGGCCAAGAACGGCCTGATCTGTCCAGCTAAGACGCTAGGTCATAGCGTCAGCTACGTTTTGAGCTATCTCAGCAGCTTCTTCTGTACTCATGGGAGCCTCACCTTCAGGGATCTGTGATTGAGCAAACTCTTCAAAGGACTGCTCAGTTTCTTGAGTCTCTTCTCCAACAGCTTCAACAACTGGCTTATCCTTTAGCTTTTTAAGTTCCTTAATAAGGTGGTCAGCCTGAGCTCTGTTTAAGCCCTTAACCTTTTCGACTTTGTAGGTAGTACGAATGTAGTCAGCCATTTTGTCTTTGTCGTACTCTTTAGACTCTGCTAGCTGCTTTATTTCGGTAGCTTGGTCTAATGTCATGGGTAAGGGTTTCTTTTGCCCAGCACTCGTTGAGGTCGCTTGATCCATTTCGTCTTGTGTATAAATACCGCTAAGATCTTGTGGAAAGGCTTTGCGGAGTGCGTGAGCCTCGGCCACTTTGGCAATCATGGTTTCAGGTTTAGATGTCCACAGGTTTTTTCCCGTTGAATACTCGGTAAATTTGACTTTAGCGGTAAACCCAACTCTAATACCTTGAACCAAACGGTAGACAGTAACCGTGCAATGAGAAACAAAACCCTTTTTGTCATACTCATATTTAGGCTCATCAGTTCCGGCAAACTCACCTGTTCTGGCTGCGATAATGCGGTAACCATCGATGGAAGTGACATAACTTACCTTCTGTCTGTCACCCTGACCGTACTTAATGAAATACAGCTGATTCATGAGTGGGTCTAGGCGAGTTCTATAAGCCATCATTAAAAAGAGCTCAAACTCTTGTTGAGTTGCCTCTTTTGCGATCTGGGTCTTAATAAGCTCAATGTGCTTATTGGTTAAAATAAGTTGGCCGCTCTTATCAATTTCTGCAGGCTTTACTACCTCTAACTCGCTTGTCTTTTGTTCAGTCTGCTTAGGTTCAGTGTTATTAATGGTTTTCTCCTCTGGAGGAGTAGTTTTATTTGTATCGTTCATATTAATTTGACCCTATCTCGACATTCATTGAGTTAACAAACCCAACAAACAGCGTGATTAAGCGGTCACTTTCTTCTTTAGTGAGCAAGTTTTCAGACTCTAGCGTTGAGTGAGTTTGTCTTAAGACTTGCCATACTTTGTCTTCCTTTGTTGTATTTACTTTTTGCATATTGTTGATATATTTTGGATGTACTTGATTCTCACTTAACCCTGATCTGCTTGGTCAGGGTTTTGTTTTTCGTGCGTGGGGGAGGGATGAATTCTTTTTCGTCCACCTTTACGTTGAGCACCACGAGTTCTGTTGCCAGAACTTTTTCGTCCTGCAGCAGCGTGCTGATCATGTCGCCCCCAATTACCTCTTGGCATTGGTTCCTTTCTTTCGCAAATTGCGAAGAAAATTTTTATACATACCGCTTACGTCGTGCTTCTCAAAAAGATCTTCTACGAACGATGCGGTCAAAACAAATATTCCCAAACAAACCATAGCTATGATCATGAGTACCTCAAATGGCACTGCTCACTTTCTGCATTGAATACTGCAATGCGCTACATTCATGTTTGTTAATATCCTGTTTTGCAATTTGGAGGTTTAGAAACTCATGTGGTTTAGTTAGTAGCGTCAGGCTTAAGCCAAGAGCCAGCCCAGCAGCTGCGACGTACCACAAATACGTGAAATCTAAGCAATAGCTTTTTCGTATAAACTCTCTAGTCTTTGCGTTGTATTCGAGAAAAAATGATGGTGTTACTGTTTTCATGACTGGATTCCTCTCTTCAAATTACTTTGATTCCCCCATCCACTTACTAATGGTCTGTCTATGCACGCCAAGAAGTCTTGCTAAAGAAGACTTAGATTCAAATTTATTTGAGATCAAATGATTGAGGAGAGTTACAGCGACACGTTGCCAATCGACAATACTGGCGATGCGTAACGGTTGTGTATCACTATGATATACTTTGTCCATATTGGCTTGAAGATTCAAGCCAAAATATTCTTGATAGGACTTTGGAGAGAAAGACTAAACTTGGTTGTGATGCCCCGCTTGGATTCGAACCAAGTTTAGCAAAATGAACGAAGTTAAAGCATTTCTGCAGCAAAGCCAGGTGGCTTGAATTTCGCTTTAAAGTATTTCACTTCTGCCAAACTGTGTCAACAGTTAAAATTTTCTTCTCCTCAAGTGTCCAGATTAAGAGTGTCCAAGGTATGCAGCAATGACACATGGTATTAAACCAGATCAAAGCGTATCATGCACACGTTCCATGAGCAGTGATGATTTTGTGTTGAGATTGTACGCTGAGGGAGCCAGTGATTACACCGTCCAACAATGTCTTTATCGTTTTAATAAACTACTCGCGTGCCAGCCATTTACAGAGCAGACAGTACGAGCATTCTTAGCACAACTAACTAGGGAAGGTAAGTCGGCATCAGCAGTGAATAAGTACATTCAGGTGCTTAAGAAAATGGGCAGATTCTATGACTACTCCTGGGTAGATAAGTTTAGAAAGCTCCGAGAGCATAACAAAACGAAGATTATCTTATCTGTACAACAACTTAATGATTTCTTCTCAGCAAGAATTGAAAATAAAAACTACCATTCAGAACACAAAAAGTACGATATGTTTTGGAGGCTTGTAGCGATGACTGGCGCTAGATCCTCAGAAATTAGAAAACTTACACAATCTGACATTGATCTTATAGGTGGTTTCATTTACATTAACAAAACTAAGACGTACGTAGGGAGGCCATTCCCTATACATGGAGAATTGAATAAACTGCTAACACAGTATGTGAGCACACTTAAAGGTGAGCTTCTTTTCCCAACGAGGTATAAAGAACATGAGCCAATTTCATCCGCATCACTTAGAAAAAACTTTCTCCAAAGAAAAAACCTCTTAGGCATTAAGACAAATATAACTCCGCACTCGCTAAGACATAGCTTTGTAACAAGAATGGCTCTTGATGCGGGAATACCTTTGTCCGTAGTACAAAGTTTGGTAGGTCACAAAAAACTTGACACCACTCAAAAATACATTCATAACAATATCTACGCGATGATTGACGCTGTGAAAAAAGATCCGATTCTACGCGATAACTTAACTGACGATGAAAAAGCAAAGTTGGGAGAAGATGCCCTTCTATCTCTGTATGCCAAGGACAAAAAGGTAAACAAGGCTAAGCTACATAAAATAATAGCTGAACTCTATCACCTGTACGACGAGAATGACTAAGTAGTTTGATTTCTAATATCTTTCCAACCTTCAGCTCCAATAAATAACATAACTGGTGCTAAACCTGTAAGAATTTGTTCCTGAGTTAGTCCAAGACTTAACCATTGATTGATGAGTGGCAGCAACAGAGCTAATACTGCTAAGACGAATTTTCTTGATGTATAGCGCTGTATAAGTTCTTGCCATCCTTTTGGCGCTTGAGTTTGCAGAGTGCTAATTGCATCCTCTAACTCCTTAATGCGAGTGTTTTTTTTCGTTACCATGTCGTTAAATTCTGTTAAAGCACTAGACTCTGTCTCTTTGAGCTTCCGATCCATATAGTCTTTGGTCACTAAACTCTTTCGTTCTTCTTCCATTTCTGAGACCTTTTTGGTCAACGTATCAATAGTTTTTCCTAGGCCAGTCACTTTTCTTCTGTCATTAGCTAAATATCCCCCACCTGCTTTATCTTCTGCACCCCATGTTGTACCAACATGCTCGTCAATTTTTTTATCTAGTTCATCTAAAGATGAAGTACTGTATTTCTTAAGAAGTGCTACTACTTCCATAGTATCCTTGTCTGGCTCGAGATCTTCGGTTGCCGTAAACGTTACTGATACACATATGTTTGATGAATTTCTATACTCAGTATGAGTATGCCCTCCCGTAGAGTTTCCAGTGTCATCTGCATTACCAGGGGCAAAACCAAGGACTTGACCTTTTTTAACCGTTTGGCCTACTTTCACAATAATTTTGTCTTTGGGAAAATGGGCAGCTAACTGTTTATAACCGTTATTGCCTCTAAGAATCAGAAAATTTCCATAGTCTTCTGTTCTCAAAGCTCGCTTAGGTTTGTTATCTCCTGGGTAGTAAGGATCAGAGTTCTTAAGGTTTGCAATCCAAGATCTTGTAAAGCTATTTACCACTTTCTCAATTACACCGTCAAATGACGCAAAATATTCTTTAACAGGGACGTCATCAAAGTCATAGCCCTTGTGTGAACTGGAAAAACCTTGGTGAATCTTATTTTTCGATGGGAAACCAACCGACAAACTCATAGTAGGGCTATCTTAATATCGCTCTAACTTGAGTCTAGTCCTAATTATCTATCAACGTTAAATACCTTCAAAATCCATCTTTCAATTAAAAATGCAGCTGAAGAAACAATAATTGATATTGCTGCTAAATATCCCATTCCTTTATTCTTGAAATCCCAAAGCCAATTTGTTCTTTCTTCTATAATTTCAACTTTGTTTTTTATATCAGTCAATTCGTTCCTTTTGTCCCACAATGTATCAATTCGTGATTGCATTGTTTTATATGTTTCATCGTGATTCACCTTCCTATCGAGTGCATCGGAAAGGTTTTTTACCATACCAAATAGTTGTTCTTGTCTCTCGTCAATTCTAATTAATAGCTCTTGGTTGTTTACTTTCATAGGAGCAGTCCAGATATAGAAGATGAACAATAAGAAAAACCTCCTCGTTGGAAGTAAGCAGCTGGATTGGTAGTAATCTCGCCTGAGCATATATCTAAGGCTATTCTGCCATCTCCGCCCTTGCCACCACCACCACCAGTTGTTTGACCAGTAGTGTTACTTATGCCGCCTAAGGCTGACAAAATAGCACTAGGACTAATACCTCGAGCTTTACCAGAAATGGAGCCACCAGTTCCAGAACCACCGTTGTAGGTTGATGTACTTCCGATTTCACCATCCACATTAATAATAGCTGTACTTCCAATATACCCAGCATAGATACGTGCTAAAGCACCTCCTGGTCCACCGTTTCCTCCAGTTGCAACATTACCGTTATCAAATGCACCACCGCCACCTGAACCCATAAAGAGCTCGACAAGGGTTTGAATTCCGTATGTACTTCCTTTAGTTCCTCCGACTAAGCCACCACCATAACCATCATCACCTAGGGTGCCATAACTACCACCGCCACCATTCCCTGAGGTAATGGCGAGCACACCCGCACCACCACCCGCACCATCATTAGCAGCGTTTGAAGAGGTTCCTACACCATTGTACGATTCGCCTTGAACACCAATAACCCCGTCGGATCGTTTGTGCCCAGCACCTCCTCTAAAACCTTTACCAGCCCCATATACTTGACCATTAAATTGACCGCTGCATGCAGCTACAAAAATACCGTTAATATTTCCATCCCAAGCGTCAACGTTAATGCTTCCCGTTATAGAAGCAGCTTCTGGAACTACAACTACCTGAGCTTGCGATGTCCCTGAATCTGTATAAGTGAACTCTAGGGAGTAAAGCGTTGTAATCGTTCCAGCTGAGTACGACACAACATAATTGTCTTCAAAGTTAGTTCCAGCCCCAGTGCCAGTCATTTGAATGATGAAAATTCTTTGTCCTGCCACAAATGATCCAGTTGCAGAAAGCGATTTTGAGCCAGAAGAGCCACTACAGCTAGCTAGGATTGGGGTATAGCTACTTAAGTCTAAGATACCTGTCCCTCTACCGAGGCCTAAAAATCTTGGCATATCTAGATAGCAAACACTAAAGTAATTGTTAAGTCAGAGCCTGCAACTGTTGAACCAATTTGATCCACATCTACAGTTAGCACATCAGAATCAGTCACAGTTGCGGGTGATGCGAAAACGGCACTACTACCACCAGATGTAGCTCCAGCAGCAATTTGGGGACGGGTGGTAAAAATACTTGATCCATTCTTATTAATATCCACAATCAAAGCAGCGCCTGTGGGAGCAGTTTTTACACTTAAAATAACCTCGCTCATTGTGAGATTCGCAGCAAGCCCTAAAGGTATCTGAGGAGTAAGATTAGTGCCAGTTACCAAGTTTCCAACAATGGGGATAAAGATTTGAGGTCTTAAGTTGTTAATGGCGTTTTCAAGTTGAGTAAAGTTACTATTTATTAGCGAGGATCTAATTAATGTAGTTGGAGCAAATAGATTCATTGTTACAGACATAGTTCCTTTAACTTGGTGCGGATGGGTTATCCTTCGTTTGAGTATCAATAAGGTTTCTGTTTATATCTTCAATTCGCTTTGCTACTTCAGGAAAGCGACTACTTGTTTCAATCTCGATGTAAGACGGGTGGTACGTAGTCTTCACAATCAAGAGGCCTTGGCCTGCAACTGATTGCAATGTGTAGTCCCATACGTCAACATCCCAAATCGCAACATCCCACAAACTTTGTCCACTTACTCCACTATTCAAGTTTTTAATTTGTAGAGTTTGACCTACTTTGATAGATTCAATGTCATAGCCTCTTAAACTATTTGAGCCATTGTTATCTATTATTCTGATTTTTAATCGAGTTTCAGGTTCTTGTTTTTCGTCAAGCTCTTTCGTAGCTATTGTTTCAGCAGTTGCTGCTAGTTCAACCCTCTGATCGACAATTTTTTTTGCATACCTACCATATACTGCAACAGATCCGGAACGTTCATATTTTCTGAATAGTGGGGGTTCACCACCGCCTGTAAAGTACACTTCATTAACAATATTCTCTAATCGCCTTTGTGCCTCAAAATACGTAACTTCATTGCCAATGTTTACACTATGATTAGTGGTTGAGGGTTTTTGCTTGAAGGAAATAACTCCATTTGGTTCAACACGGTAAAACCAATTTAAAGGTGCTAATTGAACACACTTGTCGATAGCTTCTTTAACAGTATTTGTGTTAAACGAGTAACTAACAGTGCTGTTAGTCGCATCAATTTCTCTTGGCAAAGCCTGCTGACTATATGCCCCATCTCCCAAAAATTTGTTGAGAATGTCATTGAAGATCGAGCTAGGATCCTGCGAATTATAGGTAACAGTAGTAGCTGATCCGTTTCTCAAAACGTAGTTTGATGCTTGAGTGAAGTATGGAAGAATAACTACATCAACGCTTTCTTTACCGCCATCTATTTTGGGTTGATAACTTGAAATGTAACCTCTGTACAGCAAAAGACCCTGAGGTTCGTCAACATCAAAAACATAACAATCAACTCGGTTATTTAACTTTACATCTTCGTTTTCACCAAAATCGTCAAATGCGCGGGCTAATCCAACTACAAGTTGACCAGCTGACCCGTTAATGACTGAAGAAAAAGAAGGCAACGTTATAACATCGGAAGACCAGACTTTGACTAAACTATTCTGGTCGTAGACTTTGTAAATATATCTTTTTAAATTATAGCCCTGTACAGCTGCTGGTGTTTCTTCTTCTACCTCTTCAAGCCCATCGTCAATAGTAGGCGCAAACGTTGTGGATGTTAAGACAACTGGATCAGGTGAAACAGTTGAACCACTTGATGCCGTTTTAAAAGCGGCTGTGCAGATAATCCAGTCTGCTGAAGCATCCAAAGCCCATCCCTGAGTATATGAACCAGCTGCACCTACTACTTCATAGCCGCCAGCTGCACGGAGTTGACCAGCATTTTGAACATTATATGTTTGTGTTTGCCCTGAGTTGGTCGTTAATGTTCTGCTTGAGGAAAGTGTTTGAGCAGCATCAACAATAAGCTCGTTATCCTCTGCTGTAGTCAAAGCGACCTGTGCTGGACCAAGACTAGTAGTGGTGAATGATGCACTAGTATCAAGAGGTGAGGTTTGTGAAACTCCCGTATAACTTTCAGCTGCAACAACACACCCGTCAACGGCATCAGTAAAGTTTATTACAACATTGTTTGTGCCAGTGCTTGGAGCTATCAAATACCAAATTTCTGTACGGTCATTCTCGGCTGCTGTATCTTCTTTGTGAAGTATTTTTGTTAGAGCAACACCATTGTAAGTAATGCCTGTAACCGGTAGGTGTGATGGGTTAGCGTTATCCTCAGCATGTGTTTTTACTACCAGTAACCTATCACTACCACTAACTGTATGAGCGAGTGTTATGGAAGCTTGCCCGTCATTCTGTCCGCTAGTAGCTGCATCAAATGCAATTGGCATATTAATTTAGCGACAATATGCCACTACTGTTCCAGGCAATGGTCAAAGTTGTACTTGAAGAAGTAATATTAGAACCAAAATCAATGTATCCAATCAGCTCATCAGCACTTGAAGCACCACCCCTACTTTTGTAAATGACGCCATATCTGGCTGTTATTGTGGAAGATGCCCAAGAAACATCATCTGCATCAAACACAGCCTTATCATTGGTGTTATCTTGCGTCAGAGATTTGTTTGCTAAGGTCGCTCCCCCGCTTGTGTAACCAGTTCCAGAAACCTCATTAGTAACATCAGATCTTTTTGTGTGAGAATCGATGTTAGGAGTATATGAGCTCGTGGTCAGCATTACCTTAATGGTGTCTGCAGATAAATCTATATTTCCGTCTAACAAATCTTTTTTAAAGGAGTTGTAAAGAACTATTGAAGCCATATTTTCCTTAGTAATATCTGGGGTTATAAAGCAGATTTACTTGAGTGCCGGTATTGTTACCAGATGCAGTAGCAGTAAACTGGTTAGAACCTGGCTCAATATCATCCATAGAGCCAACATAGTCATAGATACTTCCACTACGCGTAACCTGAAAGTTATCAAAATCCATAGTTATTTCATCTCCAAAACTGAAAGTACCACTAACAGTTACGCTGTTACCGGTAGTGATATTGGTGAGCTGTATTCTTGATATAGGAGCTGTACCAGTTCCAGAAGGTAGTACAAATCTGAACTGAGGTCTATTGGTAACACTTCCTGAGATTGTTACGCCAAATGTTTTTGTATTGGTTCCAGAAGGTATTACAACAATTGCACTGAGCTGGCTATCTTCTGAAAAGCCTTCAGAACAAACAAATTGAACGTCAAATGGGACAATAGTCTGATTGTAGGCCTGATCTGGAATGCTCAGCCTTTCAACGGTAGCCGTATATGCTCTAGAGCCTTCAATGATCAATTGCTTCTCGTTTTGCGAAAGCTGTAGGTGAAATTGATCTATTGCTGATTGAAGATCACTTTGTGTATCTGCCAGAATTCTGCCACTTATTTGAATGACTTTTTCCTGCAGCTGATTAGCTATAAGCTTTTTACCCATTCTTCTAGCCATTTCAGCTAGCTCTAAACGTTTTTTTGCACGAGTTCTAAATTCTATACGTTCTGTAATGACGTTCTCAGATTGAAGTGAATAGCCGTTAAAGGAAGGATTGATTGCCATATTAAAGTGACACTCCTAACTGAGCTAGCTCATTATCCCTACCAAGTGATTCTTTAACCGCTTGAACGATCATTTCCACTGTGTCCATACTGTGAACATCACCTTCAATAACGACATTAACAACGGTTCCACCTCCAGAAGATCCTGAGTTAACGTCAACACCTGTTCTTGGTACAACCCGCTCACCTCCGTGCAAAATCGCTGGTACTTCTTGGTTGAATGAGCCAGGAATTACACCGCCGTGCTGAAAACCCAATTTGCCTTTTATGTTAGCTCCTGCGCTACTTACAGCCTCTCTGGCAGCTGATAGGGCATTGCGAGCAGCTTCAGCCATCGCATTGAAGGCTGAAATGACTGTATTTATGGCTCCCACTAATGTTTGGAAAATAGCTTTCATTGCAGACACACCAATTCGTACATTTTCCGTAGATTCATCTATCTTTTGTTTTATATATGCTCCGAGAAGGTTAAGAATTGCCATTACTATGGAAGATATTGCATTCCATACAGTTTGCACTACTGTTTTCATTACATTTAGGACACTTGTCAAATGATCACGGATACTATTCCAGTTGTTCATAAATATCGTTCTTATTGTGGTTAGTACAGCTGACAAATAGCCATTGATATAACTCATTACTGAATTAACAATAGCCATGATCACATACATGACTGTTTGCACTATTAGACTAATAACTTCCCAAGCTAGTCTGAACACTTCTACAGCAATCATCAGCAGGTTGTAGATTAAAGTAATGAAGTTCATGAACAATTGAAAAAATATGTTTTGAGTCAAATTCGTCCAAAACATGACAAACCATTCTTGAATTGAAGTCCACACAGTTATAAATATGGTCTTTATTTGCTCAAGGTACCCAAGAATTGTTGTTGCTACAGTTTGCCAAACTTGCATAGCAAAAGCTGCGATTTGCTGCCAATGAGACATTAGAATGGCTCCGACTGCAATTAGTGCAGCAATGGCAACACCTATCGCTAGCAATGGAAGCATTAAAGTAAACAACCCAGTTTGAAGAGCTATAACTACCGGTAGTAGGGTTAGCATGATTCCACCTAATACCCCAAGAGCAAGGCCAAACGCCACGAAAAGCTGAATCAAGAGGGGGTGCTCTTTAGCAAAGTTTGCAAAAGACTGGATTAAGGGTAGTAAAGCTTCAAGAATGCTATTTAAAGCTGGGAGGAGAGCTTCTCCCAAGGTAGCTTTGAGTTTATACACGTTGTCATTAAAGTTACTAATCTTCCCCGCAGTCGTGCCTGCTTGCTGTTCCATCATTCCAAAAAATCTACCACCTTCTGCGGTTACGCCCATAAAGGCATTTTTAACATCCTCAAAACTTACCTCTCCATTAGAAACCATTTCGACCAATTCTTGGTTAGTTACTCCCATAGCATCAGCTAAGTTAAAACCTGCTTCTGTTAACTGCCTTAACTCAGTTCCCATTAAGCGCCCTGTTGCTTGAATTTGACCAAAAGCTAAAACAATTTGTGGCAGTTTTTCCATACCAACACCTGAAGCAACATCACCCAACATTCTAAAAGTATCAATTAGATCACTTGCATTAGTTCCCATGGCAAGCAATCTTTTTGACTGTTCTAGTATCTGAGGAATTTCAAAAGGAGTCTGAGCTGCAAATGAAACTAAATCCTGAAATGTTTTTCTTCCAGTTTCAACACTGCCAGTAAGGGTTTCAAAAGCAACTCTTTGTTGCTCCATTTCCGAAGCAGATTGCACGAAAGATCTAGCCGCTAAACCAGTTGCTGCACCAACCGCAGCAAAGGCGGCTCCCACAGCTAGCATTTGTTTTTGGAGACCACCAATACCAGCACCAACATTTTGAATGGTATCTGAAGCTCTATCCTCTGCATCAATGACAACTGTAATATTCTTATCTACCACGCTTACCTTTCAGTCTTGAAAGTTTTGATTTCTGCTTTTCTGACTCTTCCTGTTCAACCTTGTTTTTAGCCCATAGATACATTTCAAACAACTCCAAGAATCTCACTGGCTGAGCCATGAGAGTCCAGTAATCACAGTGTAGAGCCATGCAAAGCTCCACAACCCTAAATTCAGAAGGAATTGTGTTTTTCTTACCCTTAAAAGCTAAATAGAGGTCTTGCCTGTATTTTTTTTTACGTCGTCGCCTAAGTTATTTACCTTCGTAACCTTTTCAATTTCCTGCATTAAAACTGTGAAGTCCTTAACAGGAATAAATTTAGCATTTTCGTTAGTTATAGGGAGTAAATTTCCAGCGGCATCTGTAAAGTCCCATTCTGCAATAGCAGAGACAATCACATCTAGAGGACTTACTTTTTTATTAGTGTTGCTAAAATCCATGCCAGCAGATAAATCACCTGCAAGCATAGTATCCCAAATGTATACAGTTGCTTCTGTTTGTGGAAGTTTAACTTCGATCTTACCTCGCTGGGTATTTAAAATTGGCATAGCCCCCCTTTTTACGACTAATGTCGCAAGAGAAGGGCGACATATTAATCGTTAGTTAATATTTTTTGCTGAATAATTTTCGCAATTTCTTCAGCCTCTTCCTGTTTTTTCTTTGATCGTGATGTGTAGGTGACTGCATTCTCACTATAAGCTGTCTGCATATATGAACCGCCACCTTCAAAACCACCTCGCAAGGTTATCTGAATAAATCCAGGTATAAATCCAGATTTCTTATGTTGTACAGCTACAATATGTTTAAAAGGAATTAATTTTTCTCCATGAAGCCCAGAAAGTGCTCCAAAAATATTCCTTTTAATTAATATGTGGTCATTCTCGACTATTAACTGACCGTTATAGCCTTTAAATATCTGACCCATATATCCTCCTTTTTTATCTCTCCCCTATTATACCATAATCAACCCGGAGAGTCAGAAATGAGGAAAACTGACTCCCCGAGTTGCCTCATTTTTTAATTAGGTTAATACACGCTAGTTTTTGCGTTTCTTAACGTAATATCAACGTAGCCAGGATTAAGCGGTGATCCTTGAATTGCTTTGAATGTCTGGTTAATTGCAAAGAATCCGTCTAGATCTGTCTCTGGCTCATGATCCTCAAGAATCATTCTGTGAATAACTATGCGTAGTCTCTCAGTTAGCCCATTACCTAGACCAGCGCCTGTAAGAGTTACAACCATGCATCGCTTATCAAGGTTTCTGTAGGCATCAATCTCTGCATCACTCTCGAGGAATAAGCTGTATTCACCAGTTACTTGAGCTTCGCCCATTGCGAAAGTATCAGGCTCGTTATTACCTGAGCGATAAATAGCTTCAACGTTATTGGCAAGTTGCATGCTGAAACTGGTTAGTTTAGTAGCTGTAGCTGAAAGTGCGGCATTGAAGTTAGCCCCAAATTGAACTGTCATATCCTTCCAGGTAAAGACCGTTCCACTCACAGTTGTGAGGGTTGGAGCTGTTGCTGTGGCTGGAAATCCAGTGATAAAGGAGGCTGTGAGAGTGGCTAAATCCTCGTTGTTAACCTCTAGCTCTAGTTGATCAACACATGCAAAAGCGTGTCTGCGGACACTTAGACTAGGTGAATCTCCTCTGAAGTTCCACAAAGTTGCTGACTTGGGGGTATTTCCCGAAGTAGTCAAGTAAAACAAATGATCATACACGTTTGCAGAGGGAGGAACCAATGTGGACGCTTCATTTCCAAAAGCAAGCTTAAAAAGATAACCAGACTGGGTTCCGTCCAAGTAGATACCTACGTCACCCTCTCCCCACTTCTTTCCTGTTACTGCATCAAAATCTGCAACCCGACTAGCACGACTACTAATATCCATTAGAGGTTCATGCTTGTCCTGCAAACTATTTTCAGTAAAGGGCAAAAAAGTACTTGGGGTGCTTTCAGGGGTTCCAGAAGTCGCTTCAACTGCTAACCCTAAATACCCTTGGCGTCCAATTTCTAATGCCATATTTCCTCCTACTTACTATTAACTACTGCTACTGTTTCAATTTCTAATTGCACTGTTCTCACCACTTGATCACTTATTTCATAACCCATTGACCATCTTCTGGGGAGCTGCCACTTCACCGTTCCAGAAAGAGTTGCATCGTTATGAAACGCTGTGAGTAGTTCATCTAAGACTTCCACGGCTACTCTTTCCGCTTTCTCTGGTCCAAACGCATCTTGTTCTCTTTCTTGAAACACCCTAACCAAAAACGTATTGTTTTCAATGTTGTATCCAGAATTAATGCCAGCACTTGATCCAACCTCTGCATCTCCTTGAGACAAGGTAACAGTGGCATATGGAAAGCCAGTAGGTTTGCCAGTGGCATAATCAAATACCCCATGCAAAGTTTGGGCTTCATTAACCTTAGATACAATTGCTTGCCATGTTGTATGTATGCTCATAATCTTTTCATTACAGTCTCTATAGCACTTTCAAAAATTCTTTGTATTTCTGCAATGCTTTCTTTTACTGCTGGCTCAAAGTAAGGTTGTGCTTTGGTTCCTTTTTGTTTTATCTTTCTCGCTATTACAAAGCCTAACCCGCTTTGTCCTAGTTTCGATCGCGCCCACCGCTCAATTGGCTCAACAGGTGGCATCTTTCCAGGACTTCTCCCATACTCAACAACACCAGCGTATTTTTGAGCACTACTGTCTGCTCCTACTTCTCCCCTTAATCCACTAATTTTCGTATTAATTGACCTAGCAAGGTTGCCAGTATTAACTATTGGCGGGCTCCCTGCTTTTCTTCTAGCCCTTTGCTTTATGATCTCAGTTGACTGCCTGATACCCTCTTGCAAAACATCCCTGATCAAATTTTTGGAGTTGCCAAATGATCTCTGCAATTCCTCAACTCCCTTTATTGTTATTTTCATGACTCAATCTCGAGAGCAGTAATTTCAAAATGGGGCATTGGAGGAAATGACCAGTTTCCCACATTTGCCACTCTTAGCTGCTTGTTTTGACTCAGTCCGTCCACAAATGTCCCTGACACCGTGACAAGATCACCGTCCCTGATACCTGAAATAGTTGTATAGATCGTGTACGTCTTACCAAAGACGCCCTCTACTAAAGCTACAGTTTCAGCGTTTGAGGGCTGAATATTGGCTCTTACAGCCTGCAAACCAGTAATAACTTGAAAGTCCTCTTTGTCAGAATTATTTTGAAGAGGTGTAAGTCTTTTAACAGAGATGTACTTATCTAATAACATGGTTACCACCTCGACCATCTTTTGTAGTCAGATAACAAGCTCTCAGCATCTTGTACAAAATCACTTTTACCGTCTCTTTGTGAATACTCGATAGACACAGAGCCCTGGCTTATTTTCTTGGCTCCAGATGAATTTAAGGCTCTTGAGAAGGTATCTTGAGCATAAAGAATTACTGCTTCTACAATGTCTTGAGGTCTGTCATAGGGATAGTACCCAGCTGTGTAGGTGAGATTAACGTAAAAGCGCTGGTGTCTTAATGAGTGAAAGTCCAAAACTGACACACTAGTTAAACTGATGCGAGAACCAGAAAGTCTAATGCTTCTCCCATCTTCTTCAATATCAAAATAGTCTTGACCACCGCTTGAAATAGTTAGATCAATTTCTGTACCAGCTTTGACAATTTGAATACCAGAAACGCTTCGAATGGGGCGTTTAGTTGGGAATATAACGATGTCCAAGCTAGGATCACAAAACGCTTCTAACTTCTCGGTTTTGGTTTCAACAATTAAGGAGTAATTTAAAAAGTTTTCAGCTTTTGCTGTTGCCCGTACTAGGATCCCTGAAATGGTAGGAGAATCGTACCGCGATAAGTCTATTTCTGGACAAGCGGCTCTAAACTCATTCTCTGAAATAAATGCGGTAGTCATAAGCTCATCTTGCACCCCCTCAAGGGTGCAAGTGATCTGACGACTAGACAGCTAGTCCAGTGATCTTGTAGTTCCAAGGTTCTGCAATGACTTTCAATACAGTTGCCTCGACCACAAAGCCTTGAACACTGAAGTTGCTTGAAGGTACATCCACACGACTCATTGGAATTAAATCTTCCATTTCGATCATTGGCATACCTGAGCTATCTCTCTCAGTGAGCAAGAAGGCTAATGGACCAACATAGCGAGAAGCAGCTACGTCGATCATTGTGCCGGTGATTGAGTTAACAATCTTTGCTAAGCGGACACCGCCAATTCCGTTACCTTGGTTGTCAACCATGATACGTTGAATTGAACCAGTACCCTGCAGCTCATCAGCTAAGGCTCCAACCTGACGTGGGTTAGCTACTAACAAGGTAGCGTTACCACCTTCGTTAAAGATTGAACGGTTGTAAACGTTCACACCTGAAGCACTAAGCAATGAAGCAGTACCTGAGTAGGTGGTGATTTGTTTGGCTAAACCGTCAAACTCTAAGCTGTTAGAAGCTGAATCACCAGAAATGATCATTTCTTCTTCACCCAACATTACCTCAACAAGCTTGTGATCTAAGCGTTGTTCAAATTTATTTTGGGCTACACCTGGACGACCTTGTGAAGCAGCAACTGCTAAACCACCGACCTCTAACTTACGACCTAGCAATTTGTAGGCAGCAGAGGTGACCACGAATGATTGGCTCGTTTCATTAGGAGCACCACCATCTGCAAAAGCGATACTGGTGTTTGTACCGTTACCGGCGTGACCTGAACGACTGTGCAGCTTCGACACTAAGCGTTCCCAAGCAGTAGCTTGACCTAAGCCAGGAGTACGAGCAAAGCGGTTACGCAGTGGCGTGTCCATGGGTACGGTAAGTTTAATGCGGTAGTCTAAGTTCTCTGGTGAGAAGATAGAACGAGTGGCAGGACTAAAGGTATAAGATGAAACAGTTTCAGCAGCTTTCTGAAAATCTTGAAGCGTTGCTGAACTAGATTCACCAAAGATTTTGGCCATTTCCATATCTAGTTTTCCTTTGTTAATTGTTAATAATTACTACTTACCCCAAACGAGAAAGTTCAGAGATTAATTGCTTAGCTTCCATAGCGTGATCTTGTTGAAATTTCTCTAAATTCTTTTCACGAATAAGAGATAACTCATCAAGACGAGCTTTAATTTCCGCTTTTCTCTTGGAAACTTCTGAGCTAGGAGCTGAAACTCCTTCACTCTTCTGAGTCACAAAAGAAGCAACTGTTTTTGGTGCAGCTGGTTCTGCTTCTAAAACCTTGATTCGATCAACTAACTTCTCTACAACAGAAGTCAGAACATCGACTGTTTTCTCAAGGCTGTCGAGCTTTTCAACAGACGCCATATCTTTTTTCTCTACTGGAGTTTCAAGTGATTTCTCAAGGGATTGAAGCTTTTCTAAAGTCGAAGGCATAGCTGATGCTTGTTTGGCTTCATCAACAACAGTGTTTGGAGGAGCGACTGGCTGCTCTACTTGAGCTTCAACAGTCTCTGGTTTTTGCTCATCTGAAGATTTTGTCTCAGTTACTTCAGTAACTTCTGTCTTTGGTGCTTCTGCAGCAGCTTCTACTTTTTCGTCTTTTTTGGCTTTTTCCATTTCTTGTGCCATGGTGACCCCCTTAGTTAAGGAATAATTACTCATTGTGTTTTTAAAGGCTTTCTCGAGAACGTTAATAGAGTTATCGAACTTTGCAATATCCATTAAGTCGTTAAACTTTTTAGTATCGTCGTCTGAAAGAATCTGCATTGCGAGTTGCTTGAGGTTCCTCAGAGTACTCTCAATTAGACTGGTGTCTTTAGCTTCATAGCTGTAAGTGATGTAAAGCCAGATCAACTGACAAGCTACGCTTAAGACATCCATGGAGTCGCTAATTTGGGTAGTTAAAATTGTGTTGTACTCTGCAGTATCAACAGCCATTTCGTCCATGTATTTTTGAAGCAACTTTGGAATAGGGAATTGTTTTGTTGGGCTCTGCTCTGATTTGAAGACTGTGATCACAGCTTCAGGGTTAGCAGGTCTATCTACCAGACTAATCTCAGTCAGCATCAAGTCTTTGATGGTGTTGTCTACCTTTTGACGCACTGCTCCACCAATTGAAAAAGCTCGATACACACCCTCTTTGACCTTTAGCCACGCATCCTTGTCAACAATCTTTGCTCCTATAAATAAGCCCTTGCCACTCTCAATCTTTGTTTCCTTAGTTATTCCTATAGCTTTAGCTTGGTGCATTTCTCTGATCGTAGGAAACTTGAGGTACTCCGGTAATGCCTTTTCTAAAGCTGAAACCTCAACAACCTCACCTTGAGAGTCAAGCGCTGGAGTAGAAGCAAAGCCATAAACCATCTGCTCTTCTTCATCTACTTTGCTAATTGGTACGAATCGGTTAAATTTTTGCATAAAAAAACACTAGACACTCCAGCCCTAAGGCTTTAACGGAAATATCTAGTGCTTCTCAACTTCTTAATAAGTGACGAACACTACTGGTCTAGAAGATAACAAACCTTGATGTTATGTCAACTCTATTTATTGGATAAGTTTCTCACTAAGAATAATTGAAGGGTTTCTAAGTGATTTTAACTTCAGACCAGCCATACCCGATGTGTTAAATGGATCTAAGTCCGTGCCCCAAATATCAGCAGCCGACAAAACCAGTGGGGTCATGACACCTGTTGGTTTTCCATCCTTCCATACATCCAAACCAGTTACAGCATCGGTGGTGGTAGTGAGTGCATTCCCAGCGTTGTAGAAATCATCAAAAAACACCTTTGCTCCCACTGCACTAGAGATAGCGAACACTTTGATGCTTGCTAAACCTGATACATCCTCTGAGTTTTCAGCAGAAAGTGTTATGGCTTGCCAAGCATCTGTCGTATTTGTCAGGGTTTGACTGGAGCTTGCAGAAGTTGCACCAGGCAGCCAAAGTTCAATACGACATACATCTGAACCAAAGGCAGCATTTTTATAAGCATAGCCAGTAAAGGTAATCACTGAGTTTGCGCGGGCATTAATATTGAAGTCCCACTCAAAGCCTGAGGTGGCATCTTCTGGAGCTAAATAACAAGAGAGTGAGCCAGACGTTCTTACTGTGGTATTGGTCAAGCCTGTTCCAGCAGAGCCTGCAATTCCAAAGGGGGTGTACCAAAAGTGATAGTTGTCTGTCTGATTGTACTTTTGAAAGGCAAGTTCTGAACCTGTGACCATACTTGTATAGGCGTTCACAAACGTAGCCGACCCGTCATCAAAAAGTGAGTTCTCAAAGACTACAGTGTTGTAGGTAGACGAGGCTGGGTCAATGAGACTTCCAGCAATTTTTCCTTTTGTTCCAAAATCACTATTTACAAAGCGTGTTACGGTCATACCAGAGGGCTGGAATCCTCCTGCTCTTCCAGACTGAATGCTTGCGCCGGTAAAGGTAATATTGCCTGAATTTAGACCTATCAATGCCCATCTGCTTGCAGCTGCTCCGGTGGATGTTCCATGTAAATTCAAATTGTTGATGTTGATACCATAGCTTGAAGTAAAGTACATTCCATGACCAAGTGTATTCATGATCAAAGGATTATTAAGTGTAATGTTGCGAGCTGATGAAAACGCCATACCGGCCAGGGCTCCTGAGGACGAACTTGCATATCGTGATACTGCCAAGTTGGTAAAAGTGCGTTGAGATGATATAGAAGTGAAGTTGAAGCCCGCAATAGTGAGAGTAGTCTCACTGTAAGCCGTACAGTAGTCAATGTTGACATAGTCCCCTATTGAAACACCAAAGCCATTGAACCTAACCCAATCAACATCGACATTTCCATTGTTTGTACTGGGTGTTGTTCCAAGTAGGATATAAGCAGTACGAGTTAGGTCAGTATTGGTGAAGATAAGGTTGCAAGATCTATTGAGAATTATCGAGCTTGTGGTATGTGTGTTTGATAGCCCTGACTCTGCACCACCAGCGGTTGCTGAAAGGGTGACAGAAGTTGCAGAGTTTATTGAACGAATAAACCTATATTCTGTTTCATTATAGTTCGTAGCTGTGTCTGATGTTGCTGATATAGCAATTGGATCGTTCACAGCCAAGCCAAGGTCTGCTGCTAACTGGAGTGGACTTGCAGCAGTACCTAAGCCTGAAACAAACGTTGTCTGTTGGTTTGGCAATGTTCTACCATGCAGTTGAAGTGTATAAGTTCCAATGCAGTATAGCCCTACATTTCCACTCGTATTTGTAAACTCGAATTCGCTTGTGTAGCTTGAAGAAAGCGGAGAGCCTGAAGTTGCATCTAAAATTTTTCCTCCAGAACTTACCCCAATCTTTCCTTTAATTGCCAACTTTGTACTTGCTGAAGTATCTACAGAAAGAGTTCCGCCTCCTCCAATGGTGAGTGCTGCAGTAGCAGTTCGAAGTGAGGTGGATGAGGTAGTGGTAAGCGTATCTGCATCGGTACCTACGCCCTGGCTGGTTCCTGTGAGTGCAACAACTGGAGCAAAGCCCACAGTACTTCCAAAGATACTGGCATCATCAACGTTAAAGGTAGGAACTCCCGTGCGAGTATCCGCGACTTTATATTGAAAGTTCGTTCCAGCGGCATTTGCGGCTAGTGAAGCAGCACCAGCAGAACAGACACATTTCCAACGATATGCTCCGGCTGAAGTTGTAGCATAGGTATAGGGTGAGGAAACTTCAAAAGAGTACCACCCCGGCCCCCCAGTAAGTGTGGAAACATCAATCACAACGGTACAGGATTTGTCTACAGTATTTTCTTGAAGGGTAAAAGTTAATGTTCTAGAAGTAGGAATGGCGGTGATGTTGAACGCCAAATGTGTGACTTGATCAGTGGTGTTTGGAGCTGTCCAGGTATCGCTGAAAGAACCGGTTGTAACGGAAACAGTACTTGTAGCGTGAGCGGATGGGGTGTTAGCTATACGTGCCCAAGTACTTGAGTCTGACCAGTCGCCGGAGGCTTTAGCGAGATATTGTGGCATTACTCAAGCTCTACCACTTCCCCAACTTGAATAGTATTCATTTCATCTCTCAAGAACTTAAGTTGGTTTGCTCTTGAGGCCATTTTTTCAATAGCGTCTGCCTTTGAGGTAGCAACACCTCGCAGGGATGAGTAGAGAGTCTGATTTAATTGATCATCGAAAATGTCGTACAAAAACTCAAAGCGACCTGTGCTATCGACTTCAGATAATGTAATAAAGCGCCCTCGCCATGCCATAAAGCCTTTCTCAGTCTACTGTCCTATTTGAGCAACAGGCTCTAAGAGTCTGTTTTTAATTGATACGTTATAGTCATTGTTGTATTCAAAAGTCTCTGTCATTTTGTATTGATCGTTCCATTTCTCAACCTTTGTCACTTTTTGCTCACCGTTAATTGTTGAGTAGCTATATTGCTCACGCAACCAGATCATGTTGTCTGTATTTCGTGAACCACCGCCTCCGCCCTCAGAATGTTGCCAGTTAGTGATCTTTACTGGAATTACAGAAGGTAGTTTTTGAGGGTTGTTATTCATCAATGATTTTTGAAGTTTCTTCAAAGATTCAAGCAAGCCGTCCACTCTAACTACACCAGAAATTTCATAAGGATTGTTCTGAATAATTTCAGTTTTAACCACATTTTTGACAGTGACTTCCTCTGGAATGTTTACAACAGGGGCAGGTAATGTTACTGGAGTTTCGCTTTTGTTCAGTGTCTTCTCCAGACTAACAAGATATTTTGAAAGGTGATCAATAGACGAAGAGATTCTAGAAACTTCGTTCTCAAGCTTTTCAATATTTAAAGGCTTAGCGGGCGGGGTTTTTTGTTCATTAATTGCAGCAACAACCTTATCTATCAAATCTGAAAAGATAGGAATGATTGCCTTGCGAGCCGTGCTTACTGTTTGTAGTTCTTCTTTTATATCTTTTGACATATTATGATCCACTCCAAATAAGAGTGTTATTTCTAGGGAATAAACCATCAATAACTTCTTCCAAAAAACACCGGCAGCGAATATGTGCTGGTGGTCTTAAATACACATTTGCAAAAAGAGAATCTGTGTTAACTATGGTGTTGTGCAATGGCTCACAGATTTGACACACTCTTTCATCCATGACTGTTACCCAGCGCAGTTGTCGAACCCCATTTCTCTTAAAAGTTTCATACTCCACAGCATTTACTGCATTTGCCAATTCTGTTTGAGCTATCATTTCTGCGCGTACTGGTGAAATAGATTTAAATTCAGCTTCAATCAGTTTTGCAGTCTCGTAACTTGTTAATAAATCTTCTCTGGCTTGAGTAATGAGCTTTGAAAGTGTTGCCTTTGTAGTGTTGTCCACACTTGCTATGAGAAGGTTTGTGTGGTCAGCTAGGAAAGCAGTAACACCTTCATTAGTTAACTCAAAGCTGGCATCAATTCCCATCTTTTCTAACGCTGCTTGACCGCCTTCTTTACCTGACCAAATCAGAAAATCTAGTACAGTACTTCCGTTTTCTTCTTCAAAAACGATATTAAAGGCACGAAACACTTTTCCTAGCAAAGTCACAATCAACGGATTAGCTTCTGACTTGGCTGTTAAGTTAAACGCCTCCTCAATAATGGTTGGATGTTCAATCACCTCTCTTACTTGTCTTAGTATGGTTTTCTCAACTCCACGCAAAAACTTTTTGTACTCTTGTTTAGCCTCAGCTTCATCAAGAGCAACATTCTGACCAAGCTCATAGCGAGCTCTTTTAGCTAGAATGAGTGCTGAACTGATTAAGGACATGCGTTAGTTTTTCTAATGTTTTTAACGTTTGAGCTTTCTTAGTAAGATAGGGGTCGAATACTGCATTAACCTGATCTTTGGTCTTAGCTACTTCAAGCTGCTTAAAAATCTCTTCTACCATCCAAGCATCAAGATATTCACTTTCAAACTTTTTGAAGGGCTTGTTATCTTTTAGACATTTCTTGGAGTTTTTAAACCACTTAATAAGGTCTGCTTTTTGAGCTTCATCTAGCTCAACTTCTTCATCCTTTTCCTCTTTATCTGGCGCTACCTTTTCTTCCTCAACATCATTTGTTTCTTCAGGAGGATTTAAAAGTTGTGAAACCAACTTGACGTTGCCCTCTACATAGTGACCAAGGCCGATAGGATCTAACCCTTCCTCAGCTCGAACTTCATCAACACTTAACACACCACTTCGCAGCTTAATTTCCATTACTTCTGCTTCAAGCTTTGCGTCAATGGGATCTAAGTCTTTAAACTTAAAGCGAATATCTGTAAAACCAAAATCATATTGGATAATGTCAGTAAAGACTTCCTCAAGCATGGTGGCTAATGGCCTCATACCTCTTTCTTCACCTAAATTCTGCTGAGTTTGCCCATTTGCTTTAGTCACCTTGTCGGTGTCACCAATGTCCTGAGGTGGTACACCAAATACTGCACATGTCTGTAAAAGGAGCCATTTTTCAAACCGTTCAAATCCTATGTCTTGAGGCTTCTTAGCTGCAGTGTAGTTGAACCCTTTAGGTACCATTTTGATACCTTGCTGCATTATGGTATTACCCGCCATCATGGCATTAAAGTATTCTTGAAACTCTTTAATCTGATTTACCGTCCAACCTTCTGGTAGTTCTCCAAAACCTTCTGGAACGCTGCCATCGGTAAAGAATGCCCTAGTGTACAAAGCTTCTTTGAGTGCTGATTCAACCTGAATAATGAGTGATTCAAGAGGTGACAAACCGTACAAAGAGTTAGTTCTATACCCTCTCGTTATGTAAATCAGCTCATCCTGTGTGAGCTCAGCTTTTTTTTGACCATTTATGATTTGGATGAAAGCAGGAGTGGGCGGAAGTGGTAACCTACCATACTCATCTGAGAGAACTTGGATAGTTGCAGAATCTACTAGCTTTAACTCACTTAAAAACTGACCACCTCGAGTTCGCAATCTCTCTAATGCGAAACTCCCAACTACCAGGTAATCTTCAAGAACCGCTTCAATGAGTTGACGATATTTGGTTCGGTAACCAAGGGGGCTTTTGAAAAACTGTTTGAGTACGTACACTTTAGGATCGTCTTGACTAAGCTTTTTCTGTTGATCCTCTGGAACGAAAACATAATCTAATTTAATGATTTTGCTTTTAAGGTAGTCAATACAAGCTCTGGCAATAGAGTAGGTAACTGAGAAACCTCTTAGCACATCATAGGCTATTCTGCCTTCAGGCTTTTCTTTGACTCGAGCATCGGAGTAGAGCTGATTAACGTAAGGGACGTTGAACTGAAAAGTTTTTGAGTCCTGTTTAGGCTTCAAGGGTTCTAGCTGTTTTGCGATCTCTAATTTAACTGTTTTGCGTAAGTCTTTGGAGAGCTGTTTGAAGATCAGTTCCGGTGGATAGTTGTTTAATGAGGGAATCTGGTTGGCCATGGCTTTGGTTTTCCTTGTAGAAGTCTAGAATGCTGTTTCTCGTCCCATAGGTTGCATAATGTGCTATGACTAATGCGTCAGCATAGTCTGGAGAGTGCAGACCAAGCTTTTTCATCTTGTCTTTACCTACTATCTTGAGCCTACCCTTGCTTGTTACCTCATAAAGTATGGTTGGTAACTCAGCCATTAGCTGATGGTAAGCGCCAATATTTATTTGACTTTGTTCAAAGTCCTCTCTCAAAGACCAAAATATTTCGCTTTTTAGATTTTCAAATCTTTCACCGTCTTTTGCTGATTCCCCAAAATTAACAGGCAAAACATTTTTCTTTTGTTCTTGCAGCATGTCTACTACACCACCACCAACACCTGAGTCATCAACAGCTATTAACGAGACATTAAAATCACTTGCTAACTTGTTTATCACTCCTACGGTTGTTGTTGTGTTCTTACCCTGGTAACCCTCTAAGTGAATTACCTGTTTGCCTTCCATTACAACAAAAGCCGTATGATCATCCCCATACCTAGCAACGTCCACGCCTAAAACTCTTTTATCTTGATCACTATGAGATATAGCAGTTTGCTGCGCTCGTTCAACCCAGAAAAGTGGGATCAAAGTATCATTTCCCTCTTCTGGAAAATCACCTGCAACACGAGACTTAAAAATAGGAGAATTTTCACCCCATTCAATTTTTCTTTCATCAATCCATTCCTTGGTGACAAGTCCTGGGTAAAGCAACTCACCCGAGGTGACATTAGGGCAGTCATAACAGCTAATCTTGATCTTTTCCCAGATTGGAGATTTAAAAGCGTCATAAAAGTTACCAATAGGAATAGTAGGATTACCTATTGCTAGAAAACGAGTCATTCCTGAGGTAAGTAAACCTTCTGCAGCTTCCCATATAAATGGCTGAATACCCATAGCTTCATCAAAAATAACAAGGATGTGAGGCGAGTGATGACCTTGAAACTTGGTTGGGTCATCGGTGCTATAACCAATAGCAAAATGGTCAGCTGTTATTTTCCATTCAGTTTGGAGAAGCTTTCCCCCTAACGGATACTTTGAAGTGGCATATTGAGTTGCTATTTCAGTCCACAATAGCTTCTCGACTTGTTGCCAGGTGGGTGCAGTAGTTATGACTTTTGATGGACGAAAGGCAGTTAAGAACCAGATAGCGATTCGTGCAGCTGTCCATGTCTTGCCAACACCATGACCAGAACGTACAGCCACACGTTTGTGGTTTTTAACAGCATTCATTACCTGGGCTTGCTTGTCCCAAGGTTTAGACCCACCCAATATGTTTTCACAAAACCATACGGGATCTTCAATCTGTTTGCTCAGCTGTTGAATCTGAGCCTGAGTTAAGTTGAGCAAGGAGTCCATGAATAGTATCTAAGCGCTTTCCGTCACTAGTGACATCAACGTTATCTTTCCATTTAAATCTATTTTTCATGTTGAAAATCCACGCGGTTGGGTTAAATGCTTTTCCACCCCACATACCATCTATACCTTGCTTCTCCCAATACAAAAGATTACAACGCTCTGCTTGTTCTATTGCCTCAATATCAAAATCTTTTGGATACAGCTTGAGGTAACGTCTAAAGGTTTGGGGATCACAGTAAGGGAAACTCTCTTTACTTAATCCGTTAGAAAGATGTTCACACCACTTATTGCAAAGCTCACGTCTAGATTGCTTGGTCTTAAATTTTTCTTTGTTTTTTGAGCCCTTTGGAGCTGGCATACTTAAGCAGGTATACCAGAAGTAGGTGTTATGTCATCACCGCTTTTTGTTTCTATAGTCCCGATTGTAGGCGTTCACAGCGTCTTTGTTTCTTTTTCGGTATAAGCTTTTTAAATGAAGTTTTGAATGTTCAGCACTACAATAACTCTTCTGTTTTCCATGGAGTGGTTTTCCGCATTTCTTACATCTGAGCATAGGTGCATATCATAACAAAGTTAGGCTCTACTCTCCCCTATCAAAAATTGAGCCACTCTCTTTAGCCTGGAGAGACTTCAAAAATGACAGTAGGGGAGAGCAGCTATAAGGGATTTTTGCAATTGTTACAAATATTTTTGCTGATGAAGTTTACACTTTTTAATCTTCTTGCTGATGCCTGTTTGAAGACATTCTGGACACAGATTGTTTCGTCCTAGTTTCAATTCTCCAGAGGTAGGTGCAACATTAAGGATTCTCAACTGATCATTTACTAGGCAAGCTTCTTCAAATACTTTAGTCCACTTTCGGTTTTCATTCGCCCATGTGTGTTCTTGAGCCCAAGTATACGCATTTTCGGTTATTGTTCGGACAATGCTCGGGTTTTCGTAGCCCCATACCAAAGCCTTTACAGCACTCTCTACGTTAGTAATGGGACGAGGTACTTCGTTATCATCTCTGCCTAAACAAATGTATTCTGTATCAGTAGTCCCTGCATAAAAAGGAATTCCTCTCATTGTTTCTAGATCCTGACCTTCATTTTCAAGTCCAAATATTTCTTTAATTGACGTGTGAGCCGGAGCGTAAATAGGAGTCTTACACGCCATAGCTTCCGTAATTGATAACCCCCACCCTTCACCAAGGGATGTAGAAATGACAGCATCTGCCATGTTGTAAACCTCATTAACAACAGACAAAGGATAGCCGACAGCAGGGTTAAACTTTCTAGGTACTGCAAAGTCTCCTAGCTCCAAGCCAATCATTTTAGCCATGTCAAATATATTGCCGCCAACATCATTGGGGTTACAGTGAAGGTATAAGAAAGCACTGGGGACTTTTTCTTTAAATGCTTTGTACACTTGCAGTGTTCTGAAGAGATCTTTTCTAGGCTGGTTGCGATTAACATTGACCAATAGGTAACTGTCTTCTTTCCCTAGCTTTCCGAGAAACTTCTTTTTTAACTCTCTGCGTTTTTCAGGTGGCAGAGGGTAAAAGTCACTGACATTAGTCCCATGATAAATGACGTTAGTTCTTTTTTCTAAATCTTGATCCTTTGTATCAAAACGTATCATTTCACTTAGGCCATAGTCACAGTAAGCAACGGGAAAATCACTTAATGCAATTGACTCAGTAACCCATTCTTGTTTCAGTCTTCCATCAACTGGGAAATACCCTACCCATACAAAATGATTATGCTTATGCTCCTTACTGCTAAGCGTATTCTTCTGCATCTCCTTTATGGCAGTGGCAAGACTTCTATTTGAATCTGCAGCCTTAGTTCCAATAATAAAGTGATCTTGAATAGTAAAAAGTATGTCATACGGAGGGAATAACACGGGATGAGAGCCATTTAAAACGCTCAAAAGCACGTCTCTGCCAAACATATCACCCGTCATAGGGCTTCTAGCAGGGATAATCTTATTTATATAAGGAAATTCAGTATCAAACTTCTCACGATCAAAAGCACCATCGAAATTAATACCCACCATATCAAACTCGTATAAACCGGTTGCATAAAGTTCCTTTAGTATGTTTCTGGAAACCTGTGCAAAACCAGTTGCAACTGTAGGTGAGTCTGCCCACACCAAAACACGGCGCTTATTCATATTTATCTGCTCCCCTCCAATGTTTCCAACTCTTTTCAGCTTCGTTATAAGGGGCTGAGTACCCTTGCCCGTCCATAACATCTGCTGGCATCGCACCCCACTTAAGAATGAAGTAGGATTGGTTTTTTCTAAAACCATCGCTAATGATGGGTTGAAGTTGAGGGTTATTTCTGATGGTCTGTGAGGCTAAATGATAGTAGGGGGCTTTGCTAAGTCTTTTAGCATGTAAACCAGCCTTCAAAATCCTGATATGGCAATCGTTATCTTCAAAATACGCAGGGTAAAAGTTTTCGTCAAAGTAACCTACTTTCTCCACAAAATCTCTTTTGATCATAAAACAGCTAAAGTCGGGACCTTCTTCTCTCCAGTTAGTAATTGGCCTTGAGTCATGGTCGGTATCACCTGGATTCTGTAACTGCCTAAATTCTTCAAGCGAGAGTTTAGGACACACATTATCACCGGTAACCATGGCATACCCCAATGTATCAATGCCTTCAATCAAGGCGTCAATTGTTGCTGTATGAAAAATCACATCATTGTTAGGAACGAAAATATACTCGCACTCAGGATCTAACAATGCTTCCCGAATTGCCAAGTTCCACGCTTCTGATAAGGCAACCTGTGGTGAGAATCGTTTATACAGTACAGCTGGGTTGTGTTTAGCCCACTCTTCAGTACCGTCTGTACTATTTTGATCCATTACATGCAAAGCGTATGAATACCGCGTTGTGATAGAGCTAATAGCTTGTTTAGTTAGATCAAGGTTGTTGAGCACAACCATTATGATGTGTAGCTTCATAGGCTTACTCTTCAATATTTTTTTGGGCGTCAAATTCAACTGAGTAACTGAATGGCAGACCTCTGAACAAAATCAGTTTCGATGATTTCTTGATTTTCACAAACAGTTCACCATCTTGCTTTGAATAGAAAATGTCTTGGACATCGTCTTGCCCAACAGTAAAACTATCTATTTCACCGCTTGGATAAATGACTGAAATACTTTTCATTTCACAAACTCCATTTCTAATATCCACCAGTCCCGTGCTATGTTGGCACCAGAGTAACGGGGATCTGCGTAATTTGGTAACTGAATAACTGACCAATCAATTGACTTCTGCCTACCATCCCATCCGCTCAACCTGTCTCGAAGCTCATCATTGTCATATCCCCACTTGTGGAGGTCTTCAACGTGGCCTTGGAATGCTCCATAGGTATTTACGTTATGAATGTAGGTATCAATTCTTCCATCTAACCAGGCTTTGTTAATTTCCTTTAGGTTAGGTACAAAGACAGCAAGCAACCCGCCTTTCTTTAAGACCCTGTGCCACTCACCTGCATATCTTGCAATGTCATGAAGAGCGATATGCTCCACTAGGTGATGAGCAACAATAATATCGACGCTCTCGTTGTCAAACATACTAAGATCGCCAGCGTCAGTTTTGATGTCCAATGGATATTGCTTACCTTCACCGTCAAACTGTTCGATTAGATCGATGTTGACCCAAGGTTTAGGAAATGGACGCTGACCAGAAGCTAAATTAATTTTAATCATTAAGCCCTTTCCAGTAAGAAGAGAGATAAGTCTTGATTTCTTGAGGCAGCTACTTCTTTTAAGCCAGCTTCATCAAATATTCTCCTCCACTCTAAATCCGTATGGGTGGTTTCATGAGGTTGATCAAAATGCTGCCATTGCTCATTAGGGACAAGGGCAAAGAATAAGCCATTAGGCTTGAGCATATTCTTTATATTTGATAAAGCGCTTTGAATTGAAATGCAGTGCTCAACGGAGCCTACACTTGTGATGTAATCAAACTGACCGAGCTCTTTATCTTGAACTTCTATGTCTGCCACTTTAAACTCTGAGCCTGGGCATCTTTTTTTAGCTAATTCAATTCCCACCGAACTTAGATCAATACCAACACAACTTACTAACTCTTCAGCAGTTTTAATAAAATGTCCTGCTCCACACCCCACATCAAGAAGTCTTTTTTCTTTATTAGCTTGGGTTACACCCATAAATCCAAGATAGCTCAAGGCAACTTCCCGAGGACAATCCCAGCCGTCTGTCATATCGGTATATTTGTTGTCGTACCAGTGCCCTAGATCTGAGCTGTTAGTAAATGCTTCCAGTTGGTGTGTATCTGTCATGCAAGCCTTTGAAAGATGCCGAGCTTATTACCGTATCGACCAACAAACTTCCATTGGCCGTAATGTTTTTCCATATATTCTGTGACTGCTGCATAAACACCAGGGAGTGAGTCATGACCATAATCATCAAAGAGTGCATAACCATTTGCTTTAACTCGAGGTAACCAAGTATCACAATCAACTAAAACAGCTTCTTTTTCATGATCACCATCGATATGAACTAAATCTAAATTTCCTTTTAGCTTCTTACCAGCTTCTACTGAGGATGTCGAAAGCAAGGTGAATTCCCAGCCATACTTGTTCATTTGGGACTCAACATGTGCTTTTGCTTGTGCTGAATACTCTCCCACCCACGCATCAACTGCCGTGAATGAAAACTTACGCTCCTTTGCTACCTCAGCAATGACGCTGGTTGATCTGCCAAACTCAACCCCAACTTCAACGATCTTTGAGCCCACAGACAAAGAAATAAGCGTGTTATAGAGCGCCAATGCTTCTTCACGATTAAATGCTGTTTCGTGACTGCTTTCTTCTACTATTTGATACACTTCATCAAAGGTTCTCATACTTTTTACCTTTTCTGCTGATAACTGTTACTGGTTTCTGAGCTTGAACAAAGTGATCGCCACCAATAGAGGTGTGTTCATAGCACCCTGACATACCTGCCTGATCTAAAAACTGAATAAGCTTCTTGGTAGTTAGCCCCTCATAGTGTTCACTGCCACCTCCAAGTTCACCGTGTGGTTCATGCTTGTCATTTGAGCAGGTAAGTAAAAACGTTCCGCCCTTTTCGAGTACTCTCCAAGCTTCCTTTAAGGTAGAAAGAGGATCGCTGTCATGCTCCATCATGTTTAAACACATAACTAAATCAAAGCTTTCATTTTCAAACCTGAGTGAGTGGGAATCCATAACCTCATCCACGTTATTGCCTGGGAGAAGGTCAACACCAACATAGTTTTGAGTTGATGAAACTCTTTGAAGCCAAGTAGGGGGATGGCCTAAGAAGTCATAAGTCCGCATATTGCCATTAATATCAAGCGAGCCGATGTCCAATATTTTCTTGTAATCTCTCTGAGTAACCGGAAAACTAAAGCCTGCCTTCTTAAATTCTTTGTAAACCTCAAACTCACTAATTTGACCTGCTCCCCATGCCTCGCCACTAAAACAGTTCTGACCATCCTTGATGGTGAGTAATACTACGAAATCATGTGCTGCTCCGTGCATATGTCCTTTAGGTAACAATAACCCCTTCATGATTTTTGAATGTTTCTGGACCCACAGCTATATCCCCATAGCTATCAGTCTTGCCACAAGGAATAACCACTTCAGGTTCTAAAGAAGCAACTTCTAAACCAATTGATTTCATTCTCTGACAGTACTCCCAGTCATCAGATCTACCTGTTTTCTTCTCCATGTCTTCTTGTGTGTGGAAAACTCCAAGTCTATCCCACAATTCCCAGGTAATAAGATGTGAATAACCACTTACAGCATCCTTCAAGCCAACAGAGTAACCTGGTAAGCTCGTTAATTCCCATGTTTGATTCGATCTCAAATAGGGATGGCAAGAGCCACCAAGCAGACCAATAGATCTTTTACTCACCTCTTTGTATGCCTGAAGTAAAGTGGGAAGCCAGTTAGCTTTAAAGTACACATCATTGTCACTGAAGTAGAGATAATGGCCTCTTTTGCCAGACTTTGAGATATAGTCACAGGCGTGGTTTCTTGATCCTCCTGGTCCAATGTTTTTCTCATTGTGCAACAGTGTGAATTTGTATTGGTTGCTTAATTCCTTAAGAAGCAGGTGGGTTTCTTCGGAGGAGCAGTCGTTAACGACTGTAAGGGAAAAGATGTCAGTGTCGGTGTTAGAAAACAAAGAGTCGATACATTGTTTTGTATGCTCTGGACGGTTAAAAACAGGGATCACAATATCAACAATCGGCCTCATATTCATAGCTGACTATACTAACCACCCTACTTAGATCAAGCCCTACTTACTCGAGATGTGCTATATTTTCTCTTCTCCACTTTTCGTAAAAGAACTCCATTTTCTGTGCATTTGGATCTCCCCCTTTGGGACCGCTAAAATGAATTGAGCACGGCTTAATTTTTGTCTCTTGGTACACCCAACTCTCGTCTACCTCCTCTTGATTAACGTTAGTCATGTTTAGAAACAATCTGGCTTGATGGTCGATTACCATATCAACCATTCTGTTTACATAGAGTAAATGCCACCCTTCTTGATCTGTTGTGCCTTTATATGTTTCCTTCATGACGGTTAATAGTTCAATGATCTTTTCTCTTGGTCCGATGAATTGACTCGAGCAAATATGTCTCAGTGAGGTGGGAGCCTCTGGAAACTTTGTCATGTCGTAAAGGTCCGTAGCGGGATAGTGATCTCTATTGCCTGAAACCACAACTCTATTCCAGTAGTTACATTTGTAGACATTAAAAAGATTGTTCTTGAGTATCCAGCTATCCCAGGCATCTGTGAACATCACATATTTGTGCTTAACGTTGGGTAAGTATTCCAAAATAGAATCAATTTTTACCTGCCTATAGTCTCTAAACCACTTTGCTTGTCCATAAAAGGCAAGTTCTAAACCGTGGTACTCACACGATGTCACTAGCTTTGTTGCATTAGCTCTACCACCAAAATCTGGAGTGATGATCAAAAAGTCAGACATTCTTTATCCTTTGTTTGATGTCAGTGGTTGAGTTCTTCGTTACTCGTGGTACGTAACATAAGGACAAACCCATGCTATCTAACCATTCCCAAGTGAAATTCATTTGCTTTAAGTAATCCTTCTCATGCCAGTCTGATCCTATAACGACCAGCTTCACGTCCTTTAGAGTCTTAATGAAAACGTCAAAGTTTTTAGTGCTATCTGCACCTCCTACATTCTTAATTACTTTCGAAACATATCTACAGTTTAGTAGCATTTGCTTTCGCTCTTCAAAGTTCATAATGGGAGCTCTTCCTTTAAACTGCTGAATGAATTCATCGGTATTTAAAGCAACAATGACTTCACCTTCACCAGCTAATTGCTTGCACTTTTTTAAAAGCTCTAAGTGTCCTGGGTGAAAGAGGTCAAATGTACCACCTGTGTATACGTTCATAGGTAGAAGGGTAAACTGATATTGTGATTACCTGGTCTCCACTTTTCATAAAGTGGTAAATGTGACTCTGCGTGTATCTCTGCCTTGGTCTTACCAAATGCTGTAGCCCAGTCCTCCCCCACATCAGTTCTACCGCCATAGTGAATAACATCCATGTTTATCACAATGTTTTGATACCCTTGATCTAAAGAGTCTAAACAAAGGTTGTTGTCATAGTTGTGGTGCACTGATTCATTCCAAAACTCTAGGCTGTGGCGAGCAATTAAACTAAAGCCGTCTAACACTGCACATCTTTGAAATTCTTCCGCAAACTGTCTGTGTCCATGAACTTGTGGGTCTAGTCTGCACCTATCCCCAGCCATAGTTCCGACTCTAACTAGTTGTTGCATCCTGTAAGGGGATCTATAGATATCAGGGGTTCCAATGCCTGAAGCTCCAAAGAAACCGGCTACTCCTACACTTCCAAGTGCTCCTAAAATCTTTTTGATTTTTGTATCCCAACCCTGCTCAAACATCTCGATATCTGAATGAGTGTAGAAGAGGTAGTCAGCAGTACTAAACTCTCTTGCTTGGTTGTAAGCGTGGGGTAGGCCAACATTGTGCTCATTTCTAATTATGTGAATGTTGGACAGTGTGCTGAAATACTCACTTAATGGTGGGTTTGATCCATTGTCGATCAGAATGTATGTGTTTAAATCATCTTCTGTACACAGCAGCGATTCTAACGTTTTCCTAGCTGACTCGTGTTGATTTAGAATTGGAATTACAATGTCCATTCTCATATGAACTTCCTTTGTTTATCCATACCTGCTCTTTTTCTCCCTGACGGATCAGCAGTGTATTTGTCGTTATGAATGACGTTACCTTTTTCATTTGTTTGGATTAGTGCTCCGCTAGGGTGTTGCCACATTGCATGTGGTTGATTTGAACCCATGCTATAGCGGCTATCGTAGATTCGGACAAGGTGAAACTCGAGGCAATGAGGGCATTGATATATGGAGTAACGTCTATTATCTAGACCAACTACTTCACCAATAAGGCTCCACTTCGTGGCAATTGGATAATGATCACATTCACTCATTTGACGCTAATCATTACCGATTAAAGTCTTAGATCAAGCCTTATTTATTGACATTCATTTTCATTGTGCTATATTGTTTGCACAACTAGCTCGTAAAACGGATATCCCGTCTCTCAAGTAATTTTGGGGCACATTAAGGATCCGTTTTTTTGCGTTCTGAGCGATTTGCATACTTTGAAGCTGCAGTTGCAAACCCCTCTCTAGCATGGGGTACAAAGTGAAAGTAGTAAGCGAGTTGTAAATAAAGTGAGCTAAAAGACTATGTGTGATATGTTTGGATTGAGTTTGATCAAGTTCTTCTTAAGGCAGACAGAGCCTTGGAGAAGCATTTTTTTTGTCTTGTTTGCATTGGTGATTGCTTCACACTTCCTAACGGTGGTGACTAATCTAAAGAACGCTTTTTTGCCTACTGAGTCAGCTTCCAGGGTAGAAAACCATTACTTTGGGAATGTCACTTACATAACTCATA